GCCGTCGCCCTGGCCGAACAGACCGCCCCCGAACAGTCCGAGCGCTGAGGAGCCGAGCCATGCTGCTGATGATCGATCATTATGATTGATGTCCGCGCATGGCCGGAGTTATCCGGCCTGAATTCTCAAAGCGCCGATTTTGCTGGTCCTTCCATCCGCTGTTGTCCGGAGTCCTCCGGAGACAGCCGCATCTAAAGCGGGTATGTTTGCGGGTATCAATTAAACGATACCCGCATACCCGCAATCCAAATGCCACTTACTGATATCAAGATTCGTCAGGCGAAGCCGGGTGCGGCTGCGCTCAAATTGACCGATGGTGGTGGGCTTTACCTCGAGGTAAAACCGAGCGGCTCGAAGCTGTGGCGCTATCGATATCGCATCGACGGAAAGGAAAACGTCTTCGCTATTGGGGCGTACCCCGAGGTGTCTCTTTCCGCCGCTCGGGCTGAGCGAGACCTTGCCCGGGAACACGTGCGGTCTGGGCGACACCCATCGCATGTCAGGCAGACCGAGAAAGCGCTGCAGTTGGCCGAGAACCGCAACACCTTTCAGGTGGTGGCGGGTGAATGGATCGACACTCGCCTGGCTACTCGCACAAAAACCTACCGGGAACAGTGCGAGCGGGCCTTCAAGGCTGACGTTTACCCGCGGATCGGTCGGTTGCCGATGCGTGAGATTACCGCAGCGCAGGTGCTCGATATTCTCACTCGCATGGATAAGCGTGGCGCGACTACGCTCGCACTGCAGGTGCGGCAGTGGATCTCCGCAGTATTCAGGTTCGGGGTCGCCACGCTGCGGGCGGATGCTGACCCGGCTGCAGCGCTCAAGGGGGCCATTCAGCGCAAACCCATCAACCATAGCAAGCCGATGAGCCGCGAGGTCCTGGGTAGGTACTACCAGGCGCTAGGCAGCTACGGTGGGCACCGCGTGACGGTGATTGCGCTCCACCTCCTGCCAATGCTCTTCACTCGGACGGTTGAGCTGCGATGTGCACGATGGGAAGAGTTCGATTTAGACGAGGCGCTTTGGGTCATTCCCGCCGAGCGGATGAAGATGCGCCGCAAGCACCTGGTGCCGCTGCCTGGCCAGGCCGTCGAGCTGTTGCGTGAGCTACGACAGATAACGCCCGGTGAACTGCTGTTCCCTGGTTTGAGAAACCCGGCGCAGCCAATCAGCGCGACGACCCTCAACCGCGCGTTGGAGTACCTCGGAATGGAGGGCTGGCACTGCCACGATTTTCGGGCTACGGCCTCGACACATCTCTATGAGATGGGCAGGTGGCGGCCTGAGGTTATCGAGCTGCAGCTTGGCCATGCAGAACGGAACAAGACGCGGGCGGCTTACAACCATGCTCAGTATCTGGGTGAGCGGCGAGAAATGATGGCCGATTGGGCGAAAGTGCTTCCGCTTGGTAACAGCGCATGATTATTGGAAACTGAGCGCCCAGGGCGCTTGACTTCAAGTCGCTACAGCGTAAGTATCAAGAGCAAGGAGGCTGAGTAGATGTGGTTCTCCTTGACTCACCGCTAAGCGGATCGTAGAATCGCGGCCCCTCAATATTCTTTCGCTAACCTTTAGCGCTGGCTGGTGGTGATGACTCAAGTACCTGGAACGTTCGCAGTCATTGATGGTCATATTCAGTACGCACCGCCAGAAAACGTCGAGCAAGCTTATGTAATTGTGCTAGACGTAGCTAATAGAGTCTTAAGGCAATGCAGGTTGTTCAGCATTGAGAGCCTTAAGGAAGAGAACCCAACTATTGGCGAAATTGCCCGCCGCATGCGCGTCATCTGTAAATTGATGCGTGATCTGGACGAATGCGATGGTTTGGGCGATCAATGGACCATCGAAAAAGCTCATGAATATGCCGATCACGTTCAAGCTCTCGCGGATGCGATCGAGGCGGACGATGTGATTGAACTTGACCGTCAGTGTGAATTGCTCAACAGAAGGAGCTTTCTATGAAAAATGAATTGAAGCGTCGTCAGATTCTCAAGAAGCTGCAAGCCGAATGTGCTGCGTTGGGTTCTCTGATGAACAAACTAGAGCTCGACCTGCAGCGTAAGACGAGCGCGAAGAAGGTCGCTTAAGCAAGCGCCAGCTGTCAAAAAAGCCCCGCTAGTCGGGGCTTTTTTTTATGCCGCCTTTCTGGCGGCCTTTTGCTGCTCTACCCATCCCTGCACCTCGTTCTGCGACCAGCGTGAGTACCGGCCTAGCTTGATCGGAGCGGGGAAGGCGTTGGCGGCGATCAATTCGTAGATCGCCGATTTGCCCAGGCCTACCTGGCGACTGACCTCGGGCAGCCTGATCAGCAAGTCGATGCTTGGCTCGTTCATCTCCGCTTCCCTCCCTTGCGATGCTTCTTCGTGCCGCCGTGGCAGGTCAGGCGGTAGCTGATGAACGTGGCCAGCTCGCCGATCTCGGCTTTGATGTCGTCGATGATGGCGCCCATGATCGCGTTCACTTCCTCATGGGTGGCGTGCTGGATGGTGCGGGAGTTGTCGACGTGGGTCTTGCCGTCTGGCGTTTTGACCAGCCATTCCATCGTCCATCGCTGCGGCTTGCGTGGCAGGCGCCCGCTGCCCTTGGCGGTGTCGTTGGGCATTTCGGTGGTGAAGAAGATGGAGTAGGTCATGCTGCATCCTCCCCGAGCTGCTGCGCGCTGAGGTTGGCGCGGACGAGGGCGGCGGCTACTTGTGGGCAGACGCTGTTGCCGCACATGCGCACCTGCGCTGCTTTGCTGAGCTTCTTGCCGCCGGCGGTGCGGTCGTGGATGTAGTCGGCCGGGAAGCCCTGGGCGGCGAAGAGCTCGTGCGGCTCGAGCATGCGCATGCCGATGTCGACGATCTGGTAGGGCTCGCCCTTGACCATCACCAGGCCCATGCGGTGCTTGGTGGTGACGGTATGCAGTGGATCAGTGAGCGGCTGGCCGACGGCCGTCTCGTAGTACTTGAGCAGGAACGCGCGAACTTCGCCCATGTGCCCGCCAGTGGTGAGGGTATGGATCGGTTCGCGTGCGTCCTGGCCGATGCAGTTGTTGCGCAGCTTCACCAGGTGGCTGGCGACCAGAGCGTTGTGGTCGACGGTGGTCGCGGTTGGCAGCGGGCTTTCCAGGCTGCTGCCTGGGCCGGTGTAGTTGCCGCCGTAGTGCTTGGCGAGGAAGGCGGCGACGAGCGCGTGCTTTTTCCCCCCGGCGACGCAGGTGCCCAGCGGCTTTTTCAGGCCCGGCACCCGTGGCGCTTGGCCCTTGCGCTCTCCGTAGCCGACTTGCACGAGCGTTGGCGCAACCAGGGCGAAGTGGCCACCCTTTACCTCGGCACAGATAGTGCGAAGCGGATTGTCGGGGCGCCAAACCTTTCCTTTGCTACTGGCATTGGCGCACTCAGTGATCAATGGTGCGAGGGTCGGCACTACGACCCCTGTACCCAGCTTGCTAGTGACGGTCTGCAGAGGCTCGTCCAACGGCTGGCCCCGGAAGTAGTCGTAGCCGTGGTTGACCTTCACCAGGAACGGATCGGCCGAGTTCAGCACATAGCGCTGAATGCCCCGGGCGATTCGGCGCATGGTGGCCTCGGCCAGTGGGCGCTTGCGGTCGAAGATGCTCGGGCAGGGCAGCGACCAGTCGATGATCTCCGCGGCGGTGCGCCAGGGCTTCAATCGCTTGGCCTTGACTGCCTCGCTCGCCGGGTCGCCGTGGGTGGGCTCTGGCCAGACGATGGGTTGGCCATCGCAGCGGGCGATGAGGAACAGGCGCTTGCGGATGGTGGGCGCGCCGTAGTCGCAGGCGCGCAGTTCGCGCCAATCCACTTGGTAGCCGAGGCGGCGAAGTGCATTGACGAAGCTGGAGAAGGTGCGGCCCTTGTTCTTCGGGCAGGGGCGGCCGTCGGTGGCCAGCGGCCCCCACGTCACGAACTCCTCGACGTTCTCCAGCATGATGACCTTCGGCTTGACCGTGGCGGCGTAGCGGATGGCAACCCAGGCGAGGCCGCGGATTTCCTTCTTCACCGGTGCGCCGCCCTTGGCCTTGCTGAAGTGCTTGCAGTCGGGCGAGAACCAGCAGAGATCGACCGGGCGCCCGTCGACAACAACGCGCGGGTCGACTTCCCATACCGATTCGCAGAAGTGCTTGGTGTGCGGGTGGTTGATGTCGTGCATGGCCACGGCTTCGGGGTCGTGGTTGACGGCGATGTCCACTGCGCGGCCGAGGCCAAGCTCGATGCCGGTGGATGCCCCGCCGCCGCCGGCGAAGTTGTCGATGACCAGGCCGTTGAAGTTGAACGCCGGTTGGGGGTGGAGGCGGAAGATGTTGTTCATTCACGCCTCCTTCGCAGCCACGGCGGCTCGGGCTGCATCGATGGCATCACGGAATGTCAGTCCCTGCTTATTCCAGTCCTCGCCATACATGAACGCCCATCGCCCGCTTTCTTCTACGTAGAACCAGTGCTTTTCGATGAACTCCAGCCGCTCAGCATCATCCCGTAGCCTGTCCCGCTCGGCGGTCACGGCGGCATGGGCCTCGATAGCGGCAATCAGCTGCCGGGCCTCATGGCGTGCGTCGTGGAGGGCGTGGTGCTTGGTGCCTTCGAAGGTGATGGCTTGCTTCACGTGGGGATGCAGTGCCAGCAACGTCCGCAGGTCCCGGTCATTCCAGAACTTCCAGGGCATAGGAATACCTGCGCGTTGGTAGGCGGTGCCGAGGATGACGTTGTCGAAGCTGCTGCCATTGCCCCATACCAGCGGCTGGTCATCGGAGAGGCCGCCGCGGTGCATGAATTCGGTGAGTTTGCCGAGGGCCGTGGTGATGGGAAGGCTGGCCAGCTCGCCGCTGACCTCCTGGCGGGCTTCGCGCGACTGCTTGAGCCACCATTGCAGGGTGGGTGTGTCGATCTCGCCACCCATAGCGCGAGAGGATTCGAGGTCAACGCGCTCGTAGAACTCGTCGATGATCTCGCCCTGTTGCACGCGGACGCAGCCGATGGCGGCGATCGCCGCGTTGGGGGCGGTGCTCATGGTTTCGAGGTCGAGCACGAAGTGGATGGCGTTGTTCATGCCATTACCTCCACTTCCATCACCGGCAGGGTTTGCCAGTAGCGGTCGAACAGGGCGCGGGCGCTGGTGGAGAGTTTGCGGGCGGCGGTGGCCTGGTCGTGCGAGCCCAGGCCGGCGAAGGTGTCGGCGGCCAGGCTGAGTTTGTCCGCCATGGCCACGAGTTGGTTGGCGTCGTCTTCGGTGATGATGCGGGCTTGCAGGTTGGCGAGCTTGGCGCGGCACTCGTCCAGCTCAGCAGTGGTGGCTTCCAGTGCCTGGGCGGCGTTGAGGCGGCTGATGGTGAGGTGGTGTTTGGCCTCGTCGACCTCGCGGCGGGCCTGCTGGAGTTCGTAGCGGTGGGCGTGCAGGCCGCGCTGGTAGCCGATGTCGAAGGCTTCGCGCTTGCCCTTGCGCAGGCCTTCGTAGAAGCCGAAGCCGAACACGATGGCCATGCCTGCGACTGCGCCGATGAAGGCGATGATCTGAATGGTGGTGAAGTTCATGTGCTGTGTCCCGTTTGAGCCCGCCGGCTGGTGAGGCTGGCGGGGTGGTGGTTGGTTAGTCGTCGAATCCGTAGGAGAAATCGTCTGGCTCGCAGTCGATGACCAGCGTGGCGTTGCCGAAGTAAAGGGACGCCAGCATGCGTTCCCACTTCGAGCGGATCCGCATGTCGACGGCAATCTTCTTCTGGTCGAGCTGCGCCGAGTACACGTCGCCGAAATGCTCGCGGGGCCGCCAGTGGTCTTCGGTTTCGCGCGTGCCTTTGATGTGGACATGAAGGGCATGACTCAGCCCGTGGTTGTTTCGGCTGCTGGAACTGTAGGGGTGTGCGGAGCGGTAGCTATCCTCAGGCTCTGGGTCGAAGTAGATATGCAGGAATTCGCTGGAGCCAACGGCGCCGTCTTCGAAGCGAATTTCCGGGCGACTCCAGCGCTCCTCTGCGGCCTGCTCCTTGTTGTCCTCGACGAACGCTTCGAGCAGCTCTCGCAGAGACACTTCGCCCGACACAAACTCGTTCGATAACACCTCGTCGATCGCTGCGTTCGCCTTGATCATCAGCGTCTCGGATACGGCGGCAGCCTCCCAGCGCTGGCGCAGAGCCTCGGCTACCAGGGCGTTGTAGCGAGTCAGCTCGAACATATCGGAGACGTTCGCCGGCAGTGCTTCCTTCACGGCCTCCTTGATGGCCTTGGCGAAATCGCCGTAGGAGCGGAACGCGTCGTCGACAACGTCCTTGAACATCTTGTCTATGCCAGCATCGATCAGCTCGCGGGGGCGATCAGAAGCGGCGTACTCGGCCACGCGGGCCGTTAACAGTTGCTCTAGCGTTTGCTGTGTCATGTGCTGTGTCCCGGTCTCATTTGTTGCCCTTGGTGGGGGCGGGTTATGCCGCTTGCGCGGCGGCGGTTTGATCCAGCCACTCGGCCAGATCGTGTAGGTAGATGACCCAGGGGCTGCGGTTGGAGCTGGGGTCGAGCTGCCGGATCTTGAGGTTGAGCTGGCCTTCGCGGACTTTGCGGCGCAGGTGCTTGACCGTGGTGATGTGCGGCAGGTGGTCGGTTAGCAGCTGCTCGGCGGTGATGTAGCTACCGGCGTAGCGGCTGCGCAGGGTGTCGAGCGTGTTTTGCGGCTGTGGCGTCATGGCTGCGCCTCCCCGCGCCCCGCCGGGAGGCGCAGGCGGATCATTTCGGTGATGCCTTCGATGGTCTTGCCGGCTTGGCGGTCGACCACGCTGCCGGTGCCGTCCGTGATGACGCAGGCGAACGGTGCGGCCTGTTCCGGGGTGAGCGTGACGTGCGGGAGGTAGCCGGTCGGCAGCACGGCGAACAGGGCGCACCAGAGGCGGCCGAGGTCGTCCGCGTGGGGCTGGTTGGTTTGCAGGTGGGCGATGGCCTCCGAGCAGGCGCCGCGCAGCACCTTGGCGGGTACCACCGTTGGGTGGTCCAGGTGCAGGCTGGTGAGCTTGAGCGCGC